CTTTGAAGGTAGCATTTATCTCTGCATTTAACGCGTAAGCGTCTCAAAAGAACCTAATTAAGGGAAAATCAAGGTCCAATATTCCCTGCGTGCAGGAGCCGCCGAAAAGCGGCTACATTAACCTGTTGGCGACCCTCATCGCCGTGCGTACAGCCATGCCGGTGCTCGCAACAATGTCAGCTATGTCCAAGACACCATTACCCATGGATGAAGCCTGGCGGACAAGCTTGTCCCAAACACTGTCGCTGACAACTGGATGCTGCCGATGGGATGCACTCGCCGGGTGATCCAGGTCAAACCGACAGCGGTACTCCACTGTTATCAACAACTCCAATGTAGCGCCATCCGGGTTAAAGATGACAATGGGAGCCCAACCAGCAGGCTGTATGTCGTTACCAGACCACGTGAGATTAGCATCACTGGTCTTATCCAAGCTGGAAAACTTACTGACTTCTGTCATGTTGAGGGGATAAGAATTAATCTGAACTCCCCTGAGGGCCAGCTTGGAGGCTGCGAGCAAGCGGGGACTCTGAAACTGGACGAACTTATTCATATAAGAAGTCCAAGACTCAGTCCTACCACCAACATGAGCCTGGGTGTTCATTACCCCTGCGTATATGATGCCAGTGGCCTGCTGCAACGCCGTAGGGCACATGACCTGGACAGACAGAGCAGAAGGCACCACAGTCGCTGCACTGCCGAGCCCACCCAAATCTACTGTAGTTGTCTGGGTGTTGGTCGTGCCATTAATGGGGTTGGCGGCGTTTGTGTCTGACACCATAATGGTCTCGGTCCATGAACCATGAACCGCAGAACCGCTCGAAGTCTCCTGGAACGTGCCTATAATGTTGGCCACAGTGTTAATCTGTACACGCCTAGTTGCTTTGATCACTGTATATGGACCAACTGCACGGGGGAGGGGAAGGTGGTGGGGGTGCTTGGCATCCCAACACGCCAAAGTGTGCCCCAAAGAGCAGCCGAAGGCCTTCTTCGGAGCGGCGCCCACCCCAGTAGCCAGAACGTTGGTTGCGTAAGTCCGGGTGGCAGGAGCGCCTCCCTTCTTCTTTAATTGGGTCGCACGAACACGCTTAGCCCCGCGCGGTCGAGCGCGAGAACTCTTCTTCTGCCACATGGCAGGCAAAAGACTACAGAGGTGCCTAGTTGCACCACTGGACAAAATTGAATTTTAGGTTTTGCGCCGGTGGATCTGCCAACCGACAAGTGTATTCCAAAATTTGGGCGCCCTCGCGCCTAGCCCGGGCCTTCGGGTGGAAACGCGATTCCGCAGGCCTAATCCCCTTCGGGCCCAGCCACTGCCTGGTCAATAGGCCATTCCATTCTACGGCAGATCTCGCGGAAAAGACCTGCTTTCTGCTCGTTGTCCCGCAAGTGGTACAAAATACCCCCAAGCTGCTCTGGAGTTACAGGCTGCTTGGCAAACGCCAGTTTGGCGCAGGACTTTCCTAAGTTGGCGAAGTCGGCGGTCCATACCCCATCCTTTTTCTGAAACAGGAAAGAGGTGAACTCGATGGGCTCACCGGGTTCCCGATAGGTAACCTTCTTTTCAACCGGGCCAAATTGCCGTTCATACTCTATGTCGAAATTTCCAGCTCCAATGAGGTCATCTCCTCCACACAGAGTGGCCTTTACCCCAACTAGACGTGCAATAAAAGCCCGCATGAATGAGTTTTGCGCAGTGGTAGGCAATATACCACTCGCTGTCACCCCGGCGAGAAAGACGGAGAACAAATGCTCACCAAATGCGAGCATGTGTGCAGAATTGGTCATAGACTCGGTCAACTGCAACTCCGTGAAGATATCCTGATAAGGTCCTACATAACATCTTATTCGCCTCTCGGCATCCATCAGAATGGCATCCCTCTTGACACTCATGTCCCAACCACTGGCGTCTGAATCAAAGAGGGTAGCTCCGGTGGCCGCCAGCCTTTCAATGTGCTTGCCGATCATAGCCACCCCATCGGGGTGGTGTCCAAGCCCAACTGCTTGACTATGTTTGCCTGTGCCATCTTGATAACTGGCAATGTCAAGCTTGTCTTGAACGCGACATGTAACCCCCAGGGCCAGATTGTCAATCATAGAAGCACCCCAAATCACCCTCCACTTCTTGGACTTAGCCTTGGGTGGACCGTGGGGCTCTGATTTGACGCTGGCAACCTTGGGGTCGGACAAGCCATACTTAAAGAGCTGTTCTGGGGTCATCTTCGACATCGCCCTATGGCCCCAGGCCATACGGAGCAGCAACCTGCACCTCACTAGGTAAGAAGCCGTCTCCAGGCCCTGGTCCGTCTGCCAGGCAGATTTAGTGCCCGGCATGTAAAAGGCAGACCATCCAGACGATTTTGAGCCGTCGAACTCCTTGGCCAGCTTAACGACGAAGTCGTGGACGTTTAGAAATCCCGCCGAAAAGGATAGGGGGTACTTAGCTGCCTCCGAATGAAGCATGTCCCTCAAATAGTTTCCTCTATCTCGCTCCAGAACTTCCTGGGGCCAGGGCTCAGCCGAGGTGCGTTGCAGCTGAGCCTCAAGAGAGTCAAGTACTGCGCCAGCACCACCGGGGGGGAGAATGTAATCGTCAAAACCCTGCTCAGGGCCCAAGTTTAAATCAACTAGGACCTGCTTGTATTTTTCGGGCAATGACACGGCAGGAGTGGACTTAGAATGAAGGCGGGAAACCCCCATCCTGGCCGCCACAACAGATCCGTCATGGTTCACGATCTCAAGCTTATCAAATCCCGTCCAGCGGACATCAGCCGCGCTCATGTAGGATCTGTACCTGTCAAAAGGAACGGAATTGAGTAAAGCAACCGGATTGCACTTACGGGCAGTAGCGAAGTCACTTGGGCGCGCTCTAAGCAGAGTCGCAGCCATCTCATCAGAAACTTCTTTCCCAGTAGGCAAAATCGAAGCTGCTGCAGCTCCCAACAGTCCAACCCCCAAAAGCTTCTTAACCGATAAAGGCATAGTTGCTTTCGAGTTGAAACACTTCTCCCCCTTCTCCCGCTCCTCCGGGGAAATCTCAGGTCCCAAGGAGAGAGGTTCTCCAGTTGGGGGGAGTCCGACGTAAATAGGCTCATCGAAGAGATCGTCTCCTTCCGTGGAAGGGGGAATGGCCTTTTGGTCCTGAGGCTCATCGGCCTCCCCAATGCGCTCAAGCCCGGGGGGGGGAAGAGCTTCAGGAATGGGAGCAAGGGCGGCCAGCTGCGCAGCAGCCAGCTCATCGTTGTCGAGCCCAAATGGCTTATCAAACCCGGCATCCACGAGGGGAGTTTCTTGCCAGTCGCCTGGGTCGTCAGTCCCAAGCTCTTGATAATCATCTGAGGCAGCACTCATGTTCGCACTCATAGAATCCTCATAGGGCGGGCAGATAAATTCTTGCCACGTCAACGGTGGGGCAGTAGCCTCAGGCCTCGGCTTGGGCACGCTATAGGCACCAAACGTGTCGGAAATCTGGGCATGGGTAGCCTCATCGAGCTCGCGCTGCTCGCGACTCGTGTCAGAGTCGTAGCGATCATACTGCCTATTCTTTGAGGTAGGCGATGCGAATGTTTTGGCCTCGCAAACCATGGGTATCTTTTGCTCGAGACCTAAATTGCGGCGGAACTCTAGAAGCTCATAAATGGAACAGGCATAATTTGCCTCGCCATTGCCACCACCGCAATGAATCCCCACAATGGTGCGCTTCTGACCCTTCATCATGAAGATAGGGGTCCCGCTGTAACCAGCGCGGGTAATGGCCGTGTGCGGCAACATCCCCGTTTTGCACTGCGCCACACTCTGATTGTGGAGATGGCCCCTGGCAATCATGAACTTGGTTCTGGCATCATCATAGGCTGTGAGCTCAATCCTTCCGTCGCTCTGAGGATTGTAATCCTTATAGCTAAAAGTGCTCACTCCAGAAGCCGCCCAAGTCCCGAGGGTCACCTTGTAGGCTCCCAAATCGGATCCAGTGGCTTTTGTATAATGTTGTTGGAAATATGTAAATTCTCCAACGGGCCAAAACTGCTTCAGGTCCTTGGAAAAGTAAACGTCTCCTGATCTGGAATCATGAACATGTGCGTTAGTGAAGAGATACTCCCCACACCGATGACCGTGGCCCAAATGGCGGAAGACACCTTCAGAGGTCTTGCATGCCAAGGCCACGACACTTTTGTGAAGGCCCTCGTAAGGCAAGGGAGTCTCACCAGAAATGACGTTGGCTTCCGGGGCAATAAGGTCCGGAGCCGTAACAAGCTCATGCTCATAGTCAATCACCTGGTACTTCTCAATACCATCAGCATCAATATAAAATCTTCCTCTTCCAGGAGTGATGGTGTAAAGTTTACTTGTTCGGGGGCACCTATAATAGTGCTCCCCTCCTTTCAGGAAATAGCCAAACTGTGGCGCCATCATGTCGCCGACAGAAGGGCTCTGCAAACGATCGGAGCAATAGCGACCGCACCGAGCGAATGCAGCCAAAAGCTTCTTCGCCAACCCGGTCACAGGGCCCATAAATGAAGGAGCGAAGCTCCCTGCGACGTAGCACATAACCAGCAACAAAGCATAGCCGATGAATGACTCCCGCGTAATCCACTTTTCAGGTGGGTTGAAGCGGGTACTCAAATAGTTCACGACCAATGTGGCCATGGACTCAATCGCGCCAACGCAAGTGTCGCCAATGGTGAAGGCGATAGACGAAAGCATCTTACCAATCAAAGGTGGGATTATGATCCAACCTAAATCTCGAAAACAGAATAACTTC